TTCTTGCTTTTATTAAATCTTCCGCATCAATCATTTTGTTTCTCCAATTGTAAGGTAACTACATTTTCTGAATTATATATACTTACCTTTCCCGTATCTAAATACTTATTATAGTCATCAAGATAGCCCTGCATTTTGCTCCAGGCTTCATCCATTTGCTCATCTGTAATAATAAACACCTTGCTTGCATAAGGCGGAACTTTCTCTTGGGCCACAAAAGCAAACTCTTTTACTTCATATCCGGCCTTTTGCATGCCCCTTCTATACCAAGCAGCTTGCATGTCGTAGCCCCAATATTTTACTGCGTCTGCAAATTGTTCTGGACTACATGATTTGGTTGTTTTGTAATCAACAACATAAATCTCTCCTGGTTTATGCAATTGTTTAAATGGAGGGCAAATTAAATCTGGCCTACATTTACACAAAACCTTATCTTCATACCAATAAAAGCTTGCCTCTGTAAGTCTGGCCTCAGCCTGTAAATACATATCCGCTTCATCTACTATATTTTCTTTCATACCTTTTATATGGTTTAATTCTGCTTCTTTAATTACACATGAATATCTTTCAAGCATATCTGCTTTATTCTCTTTATAAGCTTTGGTATATGGACTACCCATAAGCACGGCTACTTCATTGTTAAATACTTGCTCTCCCTCTACTAACATAAAGTGTGCTGCTGTCCCAAAGTTCATAGCGTCTGTAGTATGTTGCTCTTCGTTAATTGCATGCAGTTGCGAATGTCCAAACTTTCGTAAGGTGCTACTGCTTATACCCACTTCATTATGATATATCTCGTTAGGTATATCGGTATAAATAAGGGCATCGTTTCTTTCTTCTACTGCGTAATCTTCTAATTCTGGTATGTGTTTCATATTATCTCCTTAAAATGGTAAATCATCGTCATCGTCTTTTGGAGGTTCATAATAATGTTTATATCTATCATCCTGCCAACGATGTTTATAATTTGGTTGCGTGGTTTCTTCTGTAAATATATCGTCATACTCAATTGGTATGTCTTCATATACGTATTGATGTAACATTGGCTCAGGCCAATATCCTAACTTATTATGCAGGTCCTGTAAGTTGTCTGTATAAGTTTTGTTATGGTTAAAGGTCGGAACATGTCCATCAGTATTTTGTTTAAATTTATTGAATAAAGCCTTTGCATCAAAGTTAGATTTTGTTGCCCTAAGTTCAAAATTTGTATTATCGTATGGCACAAATCTTACACCATGAGGGTCTAACTCTGATGCAAATGGGTAAAACTTTATTTTGTTACTCATTGTCTACAAAACACTTATCAGCTTGTTTATAAGCATCTTCAAACACAACGGGGTGGTGTTGCCTAACATACTCTACAAAGGACTTTATTCTTTCCATACACATAGTATCATCAAGAAAGGCCCCGCTGAATTTAGGCTCTGGCTTTGGTCTTTCAAGCTGTTTGTTACATTGATTGTAATTGTTAGTCACTAACGCTAATGACTCATCAATAATTTCTGATATATTTTTTATTTCCATTTACTTCTCCAAAAGTTAAAATTAAATACTATATTAAATTGTTTGACTTGTCTACATATTTAGTTATACTAAATGTATATTTATGGAGAAGAGTATGAATAAAAACAAAAAAAAATACATAGAACATAATAACGACCTAGCGTTTAATCTTTCTCTTGGGTTAATGAAAGACTATGTTAAAAATTGTCTTGATGATAAATACGAAAATAAAATGGACCCGGTTCTCGGAGCTTATTTATTAATACACAATTTATCTATTGGTCTGTTGTTTACAGCTAAAGGTTGTGAGCAGGAGGTTATTGCTATTTTAAAAGATGCCATAGATGATGCTGAGTATAAACTTAACAATTCAAGAAAAGTATCGTGAGTAGACTAAAAGATTTACTTATTGAGGCGGATAGCTTTGCAGAGGAAGTATTGCATAACGGTTGCGAAGACTTTGAGGAGTTTAGTTCTGAAATGAAAAAGCTTAGACATGCAAATCAGAATTGGATAATCAAAGATGATAAATACTTAGAACAAGCATGGACCGAACTAAGGGAGATGGATTGGTATAAGTATGGCCCTGAATAATCCGGAACAGGCAATCACTCGGCTTGTATAAACAATAAACGTGCTGTTGCTTTATTTAGTCTTGGAGTGTGGCTTGCAACAAAACACTCCACTTATTACTAATGTTTGCTATACTTTTTTACATGTCACATTTAAAAGTAATAGATTTTCAATCAAAACGGCCTAAACCCTCACATATGGAAGCAAAACAAAGATTAGATGGTTTGCTGCAAGACTTTGTAGAAAGGGGGGCATCTCCAAAAGAAACTGCAAGCGTCATATTTACTTACGGAGTATGTGAATTGTTAAGCTACGCAGAAACACCGAGCGAAGGTGCAGAGATTGTAGATGAGGTCTTGTTAAATTGTTTTGGTATAGAAAATTCGGGCGTTACCTTGAAACAAATATTCTTTACTGATGGTTTTGTCAAAGATGATGAACCTGAATGACAAAACTATTGGCCTGAAAGCCTTGCTGGGCCTTGTTTTGGCGTTTTGTCAGTTTTGTCAGGGTTTTGCTTTAAGTAGTAAAAAGGTCGGAACTGATACAAAGAGTATGAAGAATACGAAAGGGTGTGTAAAAGAATATATGACAAAACTATATATATACTCTTATTTATATATATTTATTACTCTGTATAGCCCTATATTACAGGTTTTTGAGTTTTGTCAGGGTTTGTATGACAAAACTCTGACAAAAGTAAAATTTATATGACAAAACTAAAAAAAGAATTAAGAAGTAAACTACCAGAACATGTTGTAAATTTGCTTGAATTACCAGATATAGTAAAATTTATTAAGAAATATCCAGGAGCGAGATTATTAAATGCGAAATCATACAATAAGAAAAAGTATAAAAGTAGAAAAAACTTTAGCTGAAACAGATGACATGCCTATTGAGTATGTCAATCACGATGAAAAACATTTAACTAAAAGACAAAGGTTATTAGTCTGGAATGCAGCTAACGACCCTCAGCTTACTTGGGCGGAAGCAGCCAAGAAAGCAGGATATAAAAATCCTATAGTTATAGGTAGATATATGCATGAAGGTAATAAGTATGCACACGTTAGACGTGAGTATGAAAGATTGATGTCGGAAGCAAAGAAAAAGTTTGAGCTAACGCATGATAAGGCTGTTCAAGATTTATATAAATTACGTGATGATGCATGGGGGTCTGGGGCCTACAACGCAGCTATTCAAGCACAAGGTTTATTATTGAAAGTCGGGGGCCTTATCGTTGATAGGAGAGAAGTTCTACACGGCAAGATTGACCAGATGAGTCGGGAGGAAGTAGAAAAAAGGTTAAAACAATTGCTAGGGACTAAAGCTCTTGATAATAAGTCGGGAACAAATATTATTGAAAACAAGTCGGGAGCTGTATCTAAAAAGGATAAAAATTAATCAAAGAAGCCTTTGTAATAAGCATATATAAATCCAACAATACTGCCTACTACAAAGTAGGCTAGGACTGATAGTATTAGTATTTCAAATAAGTTCATTCTTTTATCTCCTCTAAATCTGACGGCTCTAATCCCTCTACAAACCAATCTAAACCCTTTTCTGCTTTGTAAGTAAGATAGTATTCTTTAGTTGTCCCGTCTTTGTTTAAAACTTCGTTGCCGTCCTCGTCATGTAGACAAAAAGTTAATGTATTTATAGCTACATATAATTCTTGTTCTTTAACTGACATCTGACACCTCCTCTAAAACTTTATTTCTTAATTTATCTATACCAGATAGCAATACTTTATCTTCATCACACGGCGTATCACATTCGGAATATATTTCATCTGGTATAGTTTCAAGTGCATCATATAATTGGGTTAATTCTTCTTGTGTAAATTTAATTGTTATCATCTGACACCTCCTACTATAAATTTATTTAAGTACCAAAATTCTATATCAATTTTTTTTATGTATTCAATTTGTTCTTTTGTAAAAATATTGTGAAAGGTTAATGGTTTACCATTCGCTTTTCTTTTTGAATGTTCAATAATATTTTTTATTTGTGCTTTTTCTTTATTACTCATCTGACATCTCCTCTATTAATTCCTCTAATTCAAAACAACTAAAATCTCCATACTCAACATCAGAAGTTATCTGTGCTTTTAATATTTCTATTGCTTCTTGTTCTGTTTCAGCTTCTATTTCATCATAATAAGTTATTTTAAATATCATTTGAAACCTCCTCTAAAACTTCTTTTACATCAGCTTTAAAAGTATCAAGCGTATATGTATTATTACCTGTTGCAATACTTTCAATTAAGCCATTTAACTGTCTTAATGCTTCTTGTTCATCAGTAAGTTCTTC